CCGTGACTGGTGCAGTGTTTGCATTTAACGTCATGCCAGTATTTCCAGCAGTCGGCGGGTCAGCACCTGACGCGCAGACAGTTGACCTATCATTCATTGTGGTGGGAACACCTACTGAAACATTCAGTTAAAAACTACTAATCGGGAGACAAAATGAAGTTACCAATAACAATTGAATACAATAACGGCGACCAAATCACCTACACGGCGGCACCGCCTGAATGGGTGAAATGGGAAAAGCAATCGGGTTTCACGATTAGCCAAGCGCAGGAAAAAATCGGCATTGCTGATTTGGTATTTCTCGCTTATCACGCCATGAAGCGAGAAGCAGCTGGGAAACCAGTCAAGCCAATCGAAGCATGGACTGAGACAATCGCTGAAGTGATAGTCGGTGAGGCAAACCCAAAAGTTACCCAGTCGGAAGCCTAAGTCGAATCGTTTGGGAGATAGCCCTGGCAACGGGGCTATCACCAAATGAATTTGAGTCAGCCGAGGACATTCTGACAATAATCGAGATTTTGGAAAGGCGCGCAAATGGCAACTGAGGCAATCAGTTACGATAAAGCCGAATTGCGTGCCATTGTCCGATCATTCAAAGCAATGGACGACGAAGCAACCCAGCAAGCCAAGGAAGTCACCAGCGAATTGGCACAATGGGTTCAGGGCAAGATCAAAGCCGCCGCGTCCACAAAGACCCGCAACCTGGTTGATAATCGCGTTGCTGACGGTTCAAAGGTTTCCAAGTCGTCAAAGATTGGCGAAATTTCATTTGGTTACGCTGGGCAGAAATTAAGCGGTGGCGGTACAACCCAACAGGTTTGGGGTGGTGCTGAATTTGGTTCAAACAAATACAAGCAATTTCCAGTTTGGTCAGGTCGTGAAGGTCGAGGCTCACGCGGTTGGTTTATCTATCCAACATTGCGAAGCGTCCAACCTGAGATCGTTCAAAAATGGGAACAAGCATTTTCAAAGATAGTTAAGAGGTACGACTAATGGCGGGCAATCGCACCCTTAAACTTTCCATTCTTGGCGACGTTGATAACCTCAATAAGTCGCTTAAAACCGCGTCAAACGACGTCGATTCATTTGGTGACAAGGTTGGTAAAGCGGGCATAGCAATTGGCAAGGCATTTGCCGCAGCTGCTGCCGCTGCTGGTGCTGCTGCAATCGCAATTGGTATTGACGGCGTAAAGGCTGCAATTGCCGACGAAAAAGCACAAACACAATTGGCACTGGCATTGGAAAACGCAACAGGTGCAACCCAAGCACAGATCAAGGCAACCGAGGATTCAATCCTTCAAATGTCCTTGGCGACTGGTGTTGCTGACGACGAATTACGCCCTGCACTTGGTCGCTTGGTTAGATCGACGGGCGACATCACAAAGGCGCAAGATTTACTTTCAACCGCGTTAGACATTAGCGCAGCAACAGGCAAACCAGTTGAAGCAATTGCCAACTCACTTGCTAAGGCATACGACGGCAACACCGCCGCCCTGGGTAAATTGGGTGTTGGGTTATCAAGTGCCGAATTGAAAACAATGTCATTCGAGCAGGTTCAGGGTCGCTTAACTGAATTGTTTGGTGGCGCAGCTGCACGAAATGCTGATACCTACGCGGGACAGATCGCACGTGTGCAGGTTGCATTTGACGAAGCCAAAGAAACATTGGGAACGGCATTGTTACCAATCCTTGACCAGTTATTGAAATTTATCAATGAAAACGCCTTGCCAGCAATCCAAGCATTTTCAAAGGCGTTCAGTTTGACTGACACGGACGGATTTGGGAAAGTCATCACAGACGTTGGCAGTACATTAAAAAAGACATTCACCCCAATCATTGAAGGCGTGAAGTCCGTTTTCGATAGCGTAAAAACTGCCGTCAAAAACAGCAAGGACGAATTTTCAGCATTTTGGGAAGTTGTGCAATTTGTTGCACCAATCATTGGAACGGTAATTGGCAAAGCACTTTCGGTTGTCGGCGACATTGCTGAGGTAATCCTGACAATCATTGCAAAGGTTTTGGGCGCATTGAAACCATTGATTAACACCGCAATTGACGGAATCAATGCAGTAATTAAGGGTTACAACGCAGTTCAATGGGGCAAAGACGTGCCGTACATTCCAAAGATTGGTGGCGGTTCAGGTTCAACGTCCACGGGTGCATTGGGTAATTTCTCCATGTCAACGGGTTCGGTCATGGCAACAACACCGACAACAACCATTTCAACGGGTGGTGGGTCAACAGGTGGTGGCGGTGGTACGACTTCGGCTGGAATTGCTACTGCGGCAAAAGTCGCTGCGTCAGCTGCTAACAACATTGTTTCGAGCAATTTCAATCCTGGTCGTTTCCGTGAAGCCGAAGCGGCGTCAATGGGTACAGTCATTAACTTGACGGTGACTGGTGCATTCGAGCCTGAAGGCACGGCGCGAACAATCATTGACACATTGAATAATTCTTACTACCGCGGAACAGGTGGCGGGTCGAACCTTCAGGGTATCGCATGACACAGTGGGCACCAGTTTGGAAAGTGACTATTGACGGAACTGAATACACGTCAGCAGTCTTGGCAAATCTTGTAATCCGTAGCGGTCGAACAAACATTTATGAACAAGCCAATGCGGGTTATTGCAGTATTCAATTGATCGACGTCAATCAAACCGCAGTCCCGGTCGAGATCAATTCAACAATTTCAATTCAGGTCAAAAACACATCAGGTACATTTGTTTCAATTTTTGGTGGTAATGTGGTTGACATTGGGCTTGAAGTCCGTGACGTCGGTTCGACCATGTTTACGCAGACTTACACAATCACCGCCTTGGGGGCATTGGCGCGTTTGCCGAAGGCATTGACTGACGGGGTTCTTTCAAAGGAATTTGACGGCGATCAGATTTACGACATTTTAAGCGAAGTTTTATTCAATACCTGGGCGCAAGTTGCGCCTTCGGTTACTTGGGCGACTTACACGCCAGCGGGGCAAACTTGGGCAACCGCTGAAAACAACGGATTGGGCGAAATCGATCGTCCAGGCAATTATGAGTTGGCAGCGCGATCATCTGAGCGAACAGACGTTTATTCGTTGGTTTCGGCGTTGGCGACTTCGGGACTTGGTTATTTGTACGAATCCCCAACTGGGGCGATTGGGTATGCGGACAGTACTCACCGCACGCAATACCTAGCGGCAAACGGATACGTCGATCTTGACGCAAACCATGCCCGCGCAGCTGGGTTAAAGATTCAGACCCGCGTTGGCGACGTTCGCAATTCATTAACAATCAAATACGACGCAACTAGCAGCAGTGAAGTCAGTGCCAGCAACGCGGCGTCAATCGCTCAATACGGCACATTAGCGCAGATCATCAATACGACCTTGCACAATTCATCTGACGCAACTGCTCAAGCAAATTTCTATTTGTCATTGCGTGCCCAACCACAACCAATTTTCAGCGAAATCTCGTTCGACCTTACAAACCCTGAAATTGACAATTCTGACCGTGACAACTTAATTAACATTTTTATGGGTGAAGCAATTGCCCTGACCAACCTGCCATTGAACATGAATTCAGGAACATTCCAAGGCTTTGTCGAGGGCTGGTCATTTCAGGCTGGTTACAACCGTTTAAGTGTCACTTTGTTGTTGTCACCGCTTGCTTATTCATTGCAGGCAATGCGTTGGAACGACGTACCGATCACGGAAACGTGGACAAGCGTGTCGCCGACTTTAGACTGGGCAAATGCCACAATAGTGGCGTAGAAAAGGAGAATACCTATGAGCAACCCAACGAGTTCGTTCGGCTGGATTATGCCGACGTCGAGCGATTTAGTCACGGACTTACCAGCCGATTTTGAGGTTTTCGGTCAAGCCGTTGACACGTCATTGGCAGACCTTAAAGGTGGCACAACGGGTCAGGTTTTGTCTAAGGCGTCAAACACCGACATGGATTTCACATGGATTGCAGCTGACGACACAACATTGGCAATTTCAGCGCAAACAGGCACAACATACACATTTGCATTGGCAGATCAACCCAACATTTTGGTCACTGCGTCAAACGCTTCGGCGCAGACTTATTCAATCCCGACAAATGCTTCGGTAGCATTTCCAATTGGCGCACAAATCAACATTATTCAAATTGGTGCTGGTCAGGTAACAATCAACGCCGTCACTTCGGGAACAACAACAGTGCTTTCAACAGGTGCAACCGCAGCAGCACCAAAATTGCGCGCGCAGTATTCCGCAGCAACGTGCATAAAGGTTGCAACAGACACTTGGTACGTTATTGGTGACATTGCCTGATGACTCCGATTATTGGAATTGTTGCGGCGCAAAATTATCCGCGCACAATTAGCGTGGATTATTTAGTCGTTGCAGGTGGCGGTTCAGGTGGCGGTCAAGGTGGTGGCGGTGGTGGTGGCGGTTTATTAACTGGCACAGGCACAACCGTTAGCCCTGGAACAAATTACACAGTCACAGTTGGCGCAGGTGGCGCAGCGGCTAACTTCAACGCTAACACCGCGGGTAGCAACTCAGTGTTTAACACATTTACTGCAATCGGCGGCGGTCGTGGAAAGTATTACGACGGCAACGGCGGTGACGGTGGTTCTGGCGGCGGTGCTGGTGGCGATTTTGGCGCAGGTGGCGCGGGAACAAGTGGTCAAGGAAATAGCGGTGGTTCATCAGTTTATTCGGCACCAACAATCGGTGGCGGTGGTGGCGGTGCTGGTGCAGTTGGTGGTAACACGCCAAGTTCAACGCGCGGTGGAAACGGTGGTAACGGTTTAGCATCATCAATCACAGGCACGTCAGTTACATACGCGGGTGGTGGCGGTGGACGAAGTTCTACAAGCAACCCGACATGGGCAACAGGCGGCACAGGTGGTGGCGGTCGTGGTGGAAACAGTGACGGCGGTGGCGACCCTGGAACGGATAATCTCGGTGGTGGCGGCGGCAGCCGTGGTTCAAATTCTGGTTTGAATGGCGGTTCGGGTGTTGTAATTTTGAAATACCCTGATTCAAAAACATTGACAGTCGGTGGTGGATTAACATCATCAACAAGCACGTCAGGCGGATTTAAAGTGACCACGTTTACGGCTGGCACTGGGAATGTGAGTTGGTCATAATGGCGCATTACGCATTTTTAGACGAAAACAACATTGTCACCGAAGTCATTGTCGGCATTGACGAAACAGAATTGATCGAAGGCATTGAACCTGAAATTTGGTATTCAAATTTTAGAGGACAAACGTGCAAGCGGACTTCATACAATGCAAACATTCGAAAGAATTATGCTGGCATTGGTTTCACATACGACGACGCAATTGACGCATTTGTCCCACCGAAGTGTCACAATGAAGCAATTTTGGACGAAGTAACGGCGCAATGGAATTGCGGAAATGAGGAACACAATGTCGAATTATCCTGACGGAACAAATGCACGGTTGATCGAAGTCGCAGCAGCTGAAGTCGGTACGGTTGAGCAAGGCGACAACCTAACCAAATACGGCAAATTTACAAAGGCAGACGGTTTGCCCTGGTGCGGTTCATTTGTCAACTGGTGTGCAGCACAGGCAGGAATCAAGATTCATTCAGTTGTGAGCACTGCAATCGGTGCACACAAATTCAAAGAAATCAACCGTTGGTCATCAATGCCACAACTGGGTTATTTAGCGTTCATGGATTTCCCGCATGACGGGGTTGATAAAATTTCTCACATTGGAATTGTCGTGGGACTTATTGATTCAAAAACCTGCTTGACGATCGAAGGTAACACCAGCGGGACAGGCGACCAGCGCAACGGCGGCATGGTAATGATGAAGGTTCGGTCATACGGCGAAGGTAAAGAGATCGTCGGTTTTGGTATTCCAAAGTTCGTCCCATACAAGGGAGAATTTCCCAAGATCGAAATACCTACAACGGCAGCGAAGCCAAAAAAGGAGACAAAGAAATGGTCGAAGCCAAAGCCCTAATCGCGTCATGGGCGCGTTCTTTCATGGCGGCAGCACTTGCCTTATACATGGCGGGCGTCACTGACCCAAAGACCCTTGCAATGGCAGGCGTGGCAGCAGTCGCACCAGTCATTTTGCGTTGGTTAAATCCAAACGACAAAGCCTTCGGTTCTACGGGGAAGTGAACCGCAGATTCGCAGCGGCAGGGTTAGTTTGGGCACTTGCACTAATCCTGTCCGCTTGCGGGTATCAGGGGTGGACACGTTATGAATGCCAAGAATTTGAAAACTGGACAAAAGCGGAATGTCAAAAACCGCAGTGCGTCCCTACTGGAACATGCACTGACGACATCATTGGAGAAGTCGTACAACAAACCCGCACGCCGTAAGTCGCCCGAGGAAGTCCACGCGCAGCTGATTTTGATAATTGGCACGACGCTGGCAATGGTGTTTTTGATTGTAACCATTGGGATTACTTATGCATTGATTTTCGTGACTCAACCAATTGGGGCACAAGCACCCAATGACGCAGCCTTTATTGATTTATTGAAAACCCTGGCGATTTTCTTGACTGGTTCGCTGGGCGGTGTCCTTGCTGGCAATGGGCTTAAATCCAAGCCAAAGCCGATCGACACGCCGACAAACACGCAAGGTTCTTGACCGCGCGCCAATCATGCGTCACCCTGAGTCCAGGTGGTAGTCCTACCGCCAAGAATCGGGAGAATTCAAAATGGTACTTGATCTATTAGACCCGCAAACGCTAGGTCGTTTGGTGGGCATTGTTTGCCTCATGGTCATTGCAGCTGCAGGCGGATACGCCAAAGGCTTCAAAGAAGGCAAGCGCGAAGGCTTGGCACGTCGTAAGGCAATGGTTCGCCACATTGCAAACAAGGCGGTCAAATAATGGGATTCCTAGATAACTACGAAGCAAGCCGTGAGCGTTTGGAACGCTGGTTGGCAACATACCCAACGGGTCGCATTGAAACCCGCATTGTTGAATTCAGTGCTGAAAAGGGTTTTGTCCTAGTTGAAGCCAAGGCGTTCCGAAATGACACTGATCTACACCCAGCAGGCATTGACTATGCCTACGGCTACCAAGGCGCATACCAACAAAACATGAAGCGTTGGTTTGTCGAGGACACAGTCACTTCAGCAATCATGAGGTGTCAGCAATTGGTCATGGGCGGTGCTGAACGAAGCACGAAAGAAATCATGGAACAGGTTGAACGTACACCTGCAAAGGTCGCCAATACTGATACGACCGATTACTGGACGACCAAATTCGGTGACGTACCTAGTTACAAGACCGCAGCTGAAGCCGAGCAGTCAGGCATTCCGTCATTGGGTTCATCAATGGACGAGATTGCCAAGCAACTGGGCGGTCAATTGGTCGAGGAAGCACCCCAGTGCGACCACGGTCACATGATTTGGAAACAAGCACATGAAGGCGCACCAAAAAATTGGGGCGGGTATTTCTGCACCGAGCGCACGAAGGCAACACAATGCACACCTCGTTGGTACGTATTACAAAGCACAGGCAAATGGGCACCCCAGGTATGAGCGACTACGTCGAAATAATCTATCCACAAAGCATGACCGCCAAACTTATGCACAACGGTGAAATAATTGCCGAATACAAAGTTGAGCAATGCGACGGGTGCGCGCTGATAAAGAAACTGGACGCGTTCGGCTACAAAACAGGGCAAGCGGGCGAAAAACTTGCTTGGTTGTGTGGTGGTTGCAGATGAAAATGCAGCTGACACGTCAAGAGCAGATAACCTGCCACGAAGCAGCGGTCAGTCATTACAAGGCAGACACATTCCTGCACCCTGGTATGGATTCGACTTATACTAAGGACAAAAACCTGCATGAGTTAATTGCACAATACGCCGAAGCCTTGGGTGCTGAATGGATTGTTGCCAAATACTTGAATTCAGACTATGACCCATTTGTTTCAAAGCACAAGGAAGCAGCCGACGTTGGCAGTCAGATCGAAGTTCGGTGGACAAAGTACGTTGCAGGTCAACTAATTGTTCACGAATACGACCGACCAAATGACATTGCAGTCCTTGTGACAGGTCAGGCACCGCATTATTTCATTGCAGGGTGGATTCCAATTGCTATCGCCCAGCGAGCCAAATACCGCCATTCAAAGCAACCAAACTGGTGGGTCACGCAAATCAACCTTCAGCCAATCGAGAATTTAAGGAAATCAAACTATGGACAAAGTTCAATTTGAGTGCAGAAAATGCAAGAAAGTCACAACCCAGTTAATTCACAAAATCACGGACAACTTGCCCGAAGGTGTGGAAGTAATCCAATGCACGAAGTGCGAGGTCATGGGGGTTGCACAGATAGGGACTTCAAATGCCAATCTATGAGTTTGAATGCAAGGTGTGCAAAATCAGTGTTGAGGTGGATAAGTCAATCCATGAGGAACGACAACCAATCTGCTGCGGGCAAAACATGAGTCGCAGGTACTCAACTTTCGGCATTTCATTCAAGGGCGACGGTTGGGGTCATCAATGAAAATCCTAAACCTTTACGCTGGCATTGGTGGAAATCGCAAACTATGGGGCGACCAACACCAAATTACTGCCGTTGAGTACGACGCAGACATTGCCAAGGTGTACGCAGATCACTTTCCAAATGACACGGTGATTGTTGACGACGCACATCAATACTTGCTTGACCATTTCAATGAGTTTGATTTCATTTGGACATCACCGCCGTGTCAGTCACATAGCAGCTTCAGGCAAAACATTGGGGTTCGTTACCGTGGCGTAAAACCGATCTACCTAGACATGAAGTTATGGCAGGAGATTGTGTTCCTTCAATACAACTTCAAAGGCAAATGGGTCGTGGAAAACGTAAAACCTTACTATCCGCCATTCATACCACCGACCGCTGACCTTCAACGTCACTATTTCTGGGCTAATTTCGACATTCCACAAGCCGACATTGAGAAGGACAATTTAAGAGCTGCGCAAATCCCGCAATTGCAGGCATTGCACGGCTACAACTTAGACGGCTACAAACTGCCAAACAAACGCCAGGTGTTACGTAATTGCGTACTTCCTGCGCTTGGACAACACGTATTTGAACAGGTGAATCAATGAATACTTATCCACAGAAGTTATCCACAGGTGCAAAAACCTTGTGGGACACGCCCAACGCCATGCGTAAGTTATTCATTCACTTGACAGGTGCGCTACGATCTAATCGCTTGAAGCGCGCCGCTGAGGCGGTGAGCGCGCGAGGGCGAATCGATCTAATGGGCAAGGTTTATGC